GTGGCAAAAAAAATAAACGATATGAAAAAACTATTAATTTGCGTACTAATTACAACAGTATCTTTTGCGCAAAAAATAAAAACAGGCGCTGAAAATTACGCAGCCTATTTGCCTTTACTTAAAGGAAAAACAATCGGAATTGTAACCAATCAAACCAGCATTATCGATGAGAAAATCCATCTCGTTGATTTCTTGGTTCAGAAAAATATCAAAATCAAAACCATTTTTGCACCGGAACACGGCTTTCGTGGTACTGCCGATGCCGGCGAACATGTATCAGATGAAATTGATGCGAAAACAGGTTTGGCTATTACTTCCCTTTATGGAAAAAACAATAAACCAACTCCTGAACAATTAAAGGGAATTGATGTTATGGTTTTTGATTTGCAGGATGTGGGAACGCGTTTGTATACGTACGTTTCTACGATGCATAGAATTATGGAGGCTTGCGCAGAGAATAATATTCCGCTAATTGTACTGGATCGTCCAAATCCGAATATTGCGATTGTAGACGGCCCTGTTTTGGATATTGCTTTTAAAAGCGGAATAGGAATGCATCCAACGCCTTTGCTTCACGGAATGACTTTGGGGGAAGAAGCCAAAATGATCAATGGACAAAAATGGCTAAAAGACGACATTCAATGTAAATTAACTGTGATTCCGTGTTTGAATTATAACCGAAGCATGACGTACAGTTTACCCGTTCGTCCTTCGCCAAATTTGCCTAACGACCAATCGATTAATTTATATGTGAGTTTGTGTCTTTTTGAAGGAACGAATGTAAGTATGGGACGCGGAACCGAAAAACAATTCCAGATTTACGGCTCGCCTTATTTACCAAAAAGCGATTTTGCCTTTACTCCAAAACCTAATTTTGGAGACAAAGATCCTTTGTACAATGGAGTAGAGTGTAATGGAGAGGATTTATCGGCAATTCCGAGAATTAATAAGTTAGAAATTAAATGGCTGATTAAAGCTTATCAGACTACGGCAGATAAATCTAAATTTTTTGATAAAAGAAAATTCTCTATTCGCGCAGGAAATGAAAAACTACAACAGCAAATCGAAGCAGGAATCTCAGAACAGGAAATAAGAAACAGTTGGAAAGAAGGTTTGCAGGACTTTAAAAAAATGAGACAACAGTATTTGATTTATAGAGAGAAGTAAGCTTTAATAAAAAGTAAAACTAAAGGGATTGGCATAAGGCTATTCCCTTTTTTTTGTGGAATAGTTTATAATGGAATAAAATATTTATTTTTCGATATGAAATTTTGGGTCGATTGTAATTAGTAGCCTTTTAAATAATTGTATTAAACGATTTCGGATCGATTTAAGAATCAGAGTCATGGCATCGAAATTTTCGACTTCTTTTTTTGTTTTGATCGCAATAATATTACTGATGATCGAAATACCGTCGCTTACAATAAGTAAATCCATAACTATGGTTACAAACCAATTGAAGTCGTAATTAAGCCCTTTGCTCATCAATGCCAAAGCGGTTGGTATTAGCAAAACGGCTAACTTGGAAACGAATCCTAGAGCTAATTTTTTAAAACTGAATTTGTTGTTTAGTACAATGGTTTTTATGATGCCAAGAAAGGTATCCATTACCATTAAGTAAAACAGTACTTTGACAATTCCTGTGTCCATTTCTAAATAAATAAAAATGGCGTAAAGCAGTAGTTTTAATTCATTCGAATATTCTGAAAATTTATGAATCATTGGTTTTTGTTTTTAGAGATTATTTGGGGTCGGTAAGAAATCTTTTGGGGTTTTTATGCCCCAAAAGATTATTAGTAATTACAATTTACTTTTTATAAAGAACTTATGGTTATTGAAGCTTCCTTATAAGCAGATGCATTTCCGCTAGGATCGATTGCTCTAACTCTGTAAGTATATGTTCCGTTTGATGAAACTTGCTCACTATAATACGTATTAGGATTTTTTTTCAAAACTGTAAATAAGGAACCAAAGGCACTTCGCGAAAGTTCATAATCTATGGGACTATCGTCGTCTTGTGATTGAGCCCATTCAAGTAGTATATAACCTTGACCATTATGAACGCAAGAAAAAAATGAAGGTAGTGTTGGTGGAGTTGAGTCTGCTGCAAGTGTAGCTGTAGTTACAGTAGCTGGCACAGATAAATTTCCTGCAGCATCTTTTGCTCTGACCTGGAAGCTGTAAGAAGTATTGGCAGATAACCCAGTAACATTATAAGTTAGAACTTCTTTTCCTAATTCGGCTAAAGGAGTATTGCTATTGTCTTTATAAACCAGATAATTAGTAACACCAACATTATCTGTAGATGCAGTCCAGGTTAAAGTTAAACTTTTAGTACCAATCTTTGAAACTGTTAAAATTGTTGGACTTGTAGGTGCTATTGTATCGACAGGCGGAGTAATATTTCCTGTGTATTCTATAAAATGAACAACTCTATAAGGGTTTAATATTGAAAAAGGCATATCGCCACCAAAAGGTTTTATTAATTCTCCTCCAACATAATCCCCGTTTGCATGATCTCCAACTGTCAAACCACTATTACCTCCCCAAGTGCCTCCTTTTTTTAATGCAGTTCCATTTATAGGGCTTATTTTAGGGAGTTCGTCAATTGTTAATTTTTTGTTTTTAGAACCTCCATCCCTTACAGTCCAATTATTAAATTCTAACTGAGTACTATCAAATCCAACAGGCATTCTACCTCTCAATGGCACATATTCTTCCCAACCTTCAGGAAATGGAGCTGGTTTCCCCCAAATGGCAATCATTCCTTTTGGCACTGCTGTTGCAGGTTTTTCTTCTAAATCTGTGATGCGTTTAATAAGTGATTCTAATAGTGTATTGCTTTTAGTAACCTGATTTGAACTGTCTACAACTAACAAAGAACCAGTAGAATTGGATGAACTGATATTGTTTAAATATACTTTTCCGCCAATATTTGTATTTTCCCAATCTGACCCATAATTTAAAGAAAGATTTGTACTGTCGTTTACTATTGCTCTGCCTAAGTTTGATCCCAGTCTAAAATCTGTAACTCTTACATTGGCTGTAGGGGTTTCTTTTATATCTAACTTTGATAATTGATAAGAACCCAAATTCAGATCTCCTTCCATTGCCTTTGATCCCTTAAGCGGAAGATAGTTACTACTAATATCTGCTTCAATTTTATCGATGTTTGCTTCAACGCCGTCAATATTTGCCTCTATTGCAACGATATTTGTTTTAATTGCCTGAATAATCGTTTCAATTGCCTCAATATCTTTAACGATTTCAAAATCATTCAAATCATAATAATATACTGTTAGGGCATCAGTCATCGAAGGAAATGCAGGACGATTAGTGTATTCATCCGGAGTGATATATTTTGCATCATAATCAAAATAAGCGGTTTGTAATACTCCTGTTCCGTATGTTAGATTTGTACCTGTTTTGGTAGTTTTTAGAAATTGCGTTGGAGTACCTTTTTCAATAGGGTATAAAATTCCTTGCAATATTTTTACAGCTGTTTCGTCTTTAGGATCTTTTTCTTCCTGATGAATAATAGCCCAGCCTTTTTTGTTGTTCGTTGCTGGAGTTATAGTATAGTTCTTATTGGTCTTAATACTTAAATGTCCTTTTAAAGCTCCAAATAACTCAGATCTGTAAGCCGTTTGTAGTCTTTCCAAAGTTTCTTGCTCAAGAGGAAAACCTCCTGGATGAGTAAAATTTACTTGTTTCATTTTTATTTATTTAAATGTCTGTTGTTTTTATATTATTTTGATTTCTTATGTTTAGAATATTTCTTCTTATGTCAATTTTTAGCTTAATCTTTTGCTGAATAAGAATAGGTTTCATAACTCTTTCCTGCCAGTTTATAAAAGTTAAGGAGATCGTTATATTTCTTATCTGTCACATTGATAACTTCTGTGTTTGACACGATTCCTTCTTTCTTTGGTTGACTCAGTATCGTTTTATTGTCGATTAAATTTTTAGGAACAAATACTCTGAAATTAGCATAATTTATTTGTGTATAATCTGTACGATGGGCGAGATAAACAGGTTTATAGTTTTTATTTTTTTTATACTCATCGTGAGTATATACTTCTAATTGCGGGATCATTAAAGGTCCATCGACGAGATTGCCATCTGGTGAAGTAATCTTTGGTTCGTAATACTCTTTGTGCAGATATACATATTGTAAGGCAGGTTTGACCGATTCGTCGATATAAATTAACCTGTCTGATCGTTTTTGTTTGGTGCTTGCATTGGGATTGTAACTTTTGTCAGGATTAAAGGTTTCGTTCAATACTTTTTCCAGATAAATGACCTGGCCCGTATGCTGCATTTTATAAAGAATCTCTTCGTAAATGGTATGAAGCGGGGTTAGTAAAACATCGAGCCAGTCTATGTGCGTTTTTTTTCTAAGAATAGGAGGGACGAGCCATAACAATAGCTTTTCCCATTTTAAAACAGTGTATTTATTCATTGTATATATTTTAGTCTATTGTTTATCTCGGTAAAATGTATAAGGAATATAGTTTACCTCAAACTCAAGGGTATCCATGTCAAAATAACCGGCTTTTGGAATAAAATATTCTATGTTGGTAGCATCAGTAAGCGCAGGGTTCTGTGTGTCATTTGGATTTTTTGCTACAGAAGTCTGAACCTTGGTCAGGATAGGAATTTTAACCCCTTCTGCTTTTTGAACGGCATCTACCAGATATGTTTTGACAAAGGCACCATTGAATTCAATGTTTTTCAAATGTTCTCTAATCGAGTTTATTACAGGAAATTCCTGATCATCTATTATTAATGAACCATTTTTTTCATTTAAAGGATCTGTTAATAATGCTAATTCGTATTCCGCTAATTTTATTTTTTCCTGGGTTGTTAAATCTCTGCTTAAACTTTTTAACTGATAATATTCAATGTCTTTTGGGTCAATGTAAATAGTCAATGGATCGATGTAAACATTCAATTTTAATTGTAGAATATCGCCCTGATCAGATGTGATGTGTACCTGATTTCCTGCATCTTTGATCTTGGCGATATATTCTTTAAAAGCAAAAAGCTCGTTAGGAACGTCGATTCTTGAAATTTTATCATCTTTTACAGTGGCTACTTTTATAAAAACAACCCCAACTTTATTATGAAAATAGTCAGAGAATATTTCTTCCGGTTTTTTGTTGGGATCTAGTACTGTCCCTAAATCAATTTCGCTTACTGCACAATGTTTGATTATTTTAGCATTTTCGATTTCGGTATCAGAAAGTTTTGTGGTATCAAATTGATAAGAACCTTCTTTCCAGATTAGGGGTATTATGTTGCTCGAATCCGGATCTATAGGTATCCCGTAATGAAAGTTCAAAGCCTGTTCGCGATACCAGTTTAGCGTGTGAGGTCTTGATATCAGGGCGTTTTTTTCGACTATTTTTTCGTGTACCCAAATTGCAGTTGCAACTATGTTGATCCAAAGTTTCCAAATCGCAGCTTTTGAATCTGTTAAGCCGTTTAGAGAGGTTTGTTTCCCCTTTTCAATCAGGATTTCATCCTGTATTTCAGCAATTGTACGTGCCATATTGTGTTTTTTAGATATAGTTTAGCCTGTAAGTCATGTGTAATATGCTTATAGATAATTGTTTATGTTTTTTGTAAATACTACTAAGAAGTAGTTTTCTTTTTAGAGATTTCTAAAAGGAGATGAAATGTATTTTTACCTACAATTTAGATAGTAAGAAGCATCTTTTTAGGTAAATGCAATTGAGGTTTTATTAATAAATGATAAAATCATCTTCAATAATCATATAATCAATTCCGGAGAAGTTGTCCAGCAAATACTGTTCTTCGTCTGTAATAGAAGTGGCGGGTTTCAAGTTTCTGGAATTGTAATATTCAACAATATCCTTTTTAAAGGCTTCACGACCAATTTTTAAATCTTCGTAAACAGAAATGTCATCTGTAAGGTTAAATTGATCATTGTCTTCCAGAATATCGAATACTTTTTCTATGCTTCCGTATTCTTGCAAAGAGATGTCAAAAATGTTTTGGTTTTCCTGTGGTTTAATAGTTTCCATCGATTTTAATGTTTTGTAGATCGTTGACATCTAATGTTTTTACATAAAAATTGTCATACGATAATTGTTTGTCTATTTCGTTTTCTAGTCGTAGCCTGGAGGTTGCATCCGGGCTGTTAATGTATTTTTTTATTCCTACTCCAAGAATAGGAAACTCTTTATAACTTCCTTTCTGGCTTAACAATAGATGTTCTATATTTTGCTGATCTGCCTCTTTTATGGCGAAATCTCCGTTTGTAATCAACAAGTCTTCATCTATGATAAAATCTTTCATATGTCGTTATTTTTATTGTTTTTATTAATGAATATCTCCTTTGAATCTGCGCGCCATACCCAAGAGAAGATGTTTATTTGATACTGTAAAAATAAGCTTTGCTTACTCCTTAATCAAGAATTTAGGACTTAGTAATCAGTAGTTTCAGTAAGTTCTGATAGTTGTTTTAGAGCTTTTTTTTTGATGCTTTTGCTGTTAAAAAAGTATTTTTAAACTGCAGGAATAATCAGGTTGGTGATAATTTGAATAATCATTTTTATAATATTATTTTTAATGGTATTCAGTTTTATTTTTGATATTCCTGCAGTTTGCAATGCTTGCAGTACGGTTAAATCTAACTGACTTTTTAAAAGCCATTCAAATTCTTCTTCGGTTAAATCACCAGACGAGAAAAGAACAATCCAGCGTTCCAGTTTTTCTTTTGAGGTTTGAAAAAAAACAGTAAGATCTTTTTCTAACTGAGGTTTAATATCCTTATAGCTGTTGGCTATAATCGCTTTTAATTCCTTCTTTAAGTTTTCTATCACTTTATCTTTGTCCATAATTTTATTTGTTACCGTTAATTAAATCCAAAAGTGCTTCTTTTGATTTTTTGTCCTTTTTAATTTCATATTGAATAAGTAAATCAAAAGCCTCTGAAATTTGTTTTTTTGATTCTTCCAAAAATAATTTTGATTCAACTTCTTTTGTTTGCCAATGTTTAAAGAAACCTGCTAAAAGATTTTTGTCTTTATCATTCAGCATTTTCAACATTTCGAAAGTGATCTCATTGTTGGGTTTATTTTTTTCATACTCAACCAATTTTTCCAGATTGAGAAATAATTTTTCAATTTCTTCTTTGTTGGCAGAATAGGGAGTTGTGGCCTTATTCATCAATTGATCGGTTTCTACTTTTAGCTCGATGGTTTTTTCGTATGAATATTGATCGAATAGGGCAATTCTTGTAGAGTTGCAGGAGGAAATTGCAAAAGAGATCGCAATAAAAAATAGCAGCTGTTTTAATTTTAAATGTTTCATCATGATTATTTGTATAAGATTACATAGTTTTTTCTGTCACGTTTTAGTTTACTGAGCACTTTCCAGTCGCTGTATCCTTCTTTATCAAAGTGCGGAAGATCTTTAAAGGTTTTCCAGTCTCCGCCCCAGTTCCAATTGTATTTCTTGAAGATTTCGACACATTCCTGCCAGTCCGAAATTTGGTCGCCATCCAAGTCTCTAGCTGTGTCCCAGGAAGCCGTTTTTCCATCAATAATTAAACAGATATCTACCGCAAAGCCATAATTGTGAATAGATTGTCCGCCTTTTGCATTCGTTACTTTTTTTCCTGGTTTTGTTCTGCCAAAAGCATAAAGATCTTCTTGTTCCTGAAAAGTTCTGAGACTTTGCGTAATGCGAACTTTAGCTCGTCCGGTTAATGCCAGATCGCATTCCTCTATGATTTTAGTAACTTCTTCCCTAACCGAAGGATGCAGCAAATCAATGTGTTTTTTTGTTGTTTGATCCATATTTGTGTGTATTAAAGATTTAAAATTTTGTGAATAAAAAGCCTTTCCTGATAGTTTGACGACAATCGGGATTTTTATGCTGCGATAAAATTATTTATGTTTAAGGATTTATTTACGGTTAAGAAAAACTTGTAAATAAAGTTTGAAAAGTTCCTTTTTGTGATCACATTAAGAAGTGAAACACGTTTTAATAACACTGTAAAAATACGCCGAAATAGCGTGTTTGAAAAATAATAGGGAACTGTAAGTCAGTAGTTTCAGTAGGATGTTTTTGCGTTTTTTATGGTTTTACTTTTTTGATTCAAATTGAATATAATTACTAAAAAAACACCCGTTTTTCTAAGTTGAAAAACGGGTGTTTAATTATAGAGTTTAGAAAGGATTTTTTATTTAAAATCCTTGGAATTATATTAATTTTTGTTTATAAAAGAAAGATTTGTTATCTGAATTCTGCAGCATAATTCCCATCATTCCACTCTTTTCGTAACATTTTTATCATGATATCAACAACATGAATCATGTCATCTGTGTATAGAGGACCTGTCCATTCTACCTGTGTTTGGGGCCAGTCTTTTATATCTTGCATTTTATTAAGTTTTTCAGGAAGTAATTTTTCTCCTTCTTGCTGTATTAGTTTTTTTGCTAATTCAAAAACTTTGATTATTTCAGATTCTCTCTTGGTTATAAAAGCTAAGGAGTCATCGAACAAGATATGCATAACTCTTTGTTGATGCCCCTTCGTGATTTCCTCAAAATCCTCAAAAATCTCTAAATACCATTCTGGTTTATCTTTTAATCCAATTTCTTCAAATGCATTTACAATAAATGCAGTGATGATCTCAAACTCAAATTCTCCAATCCAAAATCCTTTGTTTTTTTCGTAGCGTATATATGTTGTGCTTGGCATAGTATTTATATTGATTAAAAAATGATTTCAAATTTATCTTTATTATTCAGATATAATTCATAATTTTCTTCTAAATATTTCATTATTTCTTTTTTTGTTTCGGGAGGATATTTATCTACATGTCGTAAATCTAATACAAATTTATCTAATGGAGGGTTTCCTTTTAATTTGTTAAAATGAACGTCGATAGATTCTTTAAAGTTTTTTAAATTTCTAACAAATTTGTGTTCCCATCCTTTAATAGCTCCTAAATTATTCGGTAATCCTGCAGCGTCAAAAGTTTTGCCAGTCCATTTCCCAGTTAATCCGACTACATCGCCTGCTTCTCCGGCTTCAGAAGGCCTAACTTTGGTTTCATGAATTAATTCAATTTCAACAAAAGATTCTAATTGATCATCAGAAAACACTTTTTTACGATTATGATCTTTATCTCTCCAATATCCCTTTTCAGTTTCCTCAGAAATTTCTTTTCTCCGGGATTCTCTTTTTATATTAATATTTTCCGTAGGAGCATTTTTCCCTGGAATATTTTCAGGAGTATCTATAAATTCTCCGTATTGTTCTGGGTTTCCTTTTTCTTTTTTCTCTATTTTGTTATAAAATTTCTCAAACTGTTTTTCATTCATTTTCGAAACATCTTTGCCAGTTTCGGCCTTTACAAGTCTATTTGATTCACTAGTAACGTTCCTTATTTCTTTAGAATCTTCAGCAGTTTTTGCAATTTCGGCAGCCGTATTTCCTTCTCTTGCGATTTTAGATAAATTAGGTAATCCAAAAGAAGCAAGATCTGCTGTTACACTAAAAGCGATCCAGAGGTTGGCTAACCAGCCATAACCGTTTTCGTGCCATTTTTCTAGAGTACCGTTGCTTAACATAGCGTAGTGAGCAGCGTCTTTTGCCAAAACAACCCCAGCAAGTGCTTTTGCTGCCATTGGGGCTCCTTTTGCCAATACAATACGCAATGCACCAACAGCAGATAGTAAGCTCAATAAATCTGTAGCCTTATTAAACAAATCCCAGTTCGATTGTTTTGTAGCCATATTGTGAAGTTTTAAGGCAATAACAAACGTATTTTCATCGCCTATTTGTTCGCCCAAATCTCCCAGTTTTGTCCCAAAATTTAATTTTGCTAACGGATTAAATGATCTGTTTAAGTATTGTTTTAAAATGTTTACTTTTTCAATTGGCGAACTACCCATATTACTATCAAGTTCCATAGGAACATATGTTTTATCATATGTTATAATTGTTTGGGTTTCATTTCTGTAATTATTTATCAAAATTTCGCCTCCAGACCAATCTGTTTTTATATGCGTATCTCTAAATAGATAATAACTGTTATCAAAGTATACAATATCCGATGGTTTTGAAGTATCAAATTCGGCTACCAAACGAGTTAAAAAACGAAGTAAATCTTGTACTTCTTCGCCATGAAGTTTATTGTATATTCTATATAATAAATCACTATAGCGAAGTTTGAGATATAGCACTTGTCTGTCGCTTATTGCATAAAGAATTTGTAAAATGGCCTTATCTTCGTTTGTGTCTAAATCTGTAGGAGCAATAACTTCTAAGTATGATACATCACTTAAAAGGATTTCAAGATGTTCATACAATTGCTGATCATTCATTTTGCCAAATAAAGTTCGGGGAAGCGATTCATAAATAACATCTAATTTGCTTGGATTATTATTGGCTTCTTTTATCTTTTTAAGATATAAATTAATAATTATTTGGGCATCGCTGGTAATTACAACTCCCAACAAATCAAAAAGTGCTATATAAAGATCAAAATCCTGAACTATAAATTTGAAAGTAATTTCTTTTAAATTATTGTCGAAAATGGTTAAAGAAAAATCGGTGTGATATTTTCCAATCTCAATAGAAGGTTTGAAAGTTTTGGCTATTAGATTTATTCCGTTAAAAGTATTCCATTCTAAAGATATTCCACCTTGTTTTTGTGCTCCCTGGCTATCATTATAATTTATAATTCCTAATTTTTCAGGTGTACTGTTAATTGGACCATCGATAAGTTTGCTAAAAGAGGTATTAGGATAAACAACACCAATTTTTCTTTTAATGCATTCTATAACTTCGTATACTGATACAAATTTAATATTACTGTAGTTATTGGAGCTTTCAACATACTTTAGCATCTTGTCAGAGTTTTTATCATCCTCAATCTGCTGACGCCATATGCTAAGCATCATTTGCCTGAACCTGGCTATTTCAGAAGCGCTGGTATCTTTTAGTTCTATAGTATGGTTTTTAATAATCATTAGGATAGTTTTTATGAAGGGCAAAAAAGGTGTTTGCTATAGTATTTCTACTTTAACAGGTTTCGGCTGAATATGATCTGAGAATGCTGTGGTAATATTGAGACGTAAATCGTCTTCTTGTTCGATTTTGGCATTGCCACCCAAATAACAGTTTTTGAATAATACTTCGAGCGCTTTAAACTCGTCCATTTTTGAAGCTTGTAATACAGCAGAACGAATACTCATATCCGGTTTTTTGAAATAGGCAAACAGGGTGGTTTCGTCGTCATCTGCAATGGTCAGTTTTACTACTTTTTTGTGTTTGTATTTCCATTGGTTGAGTTGAGCCTGAGTAATGTTTCCGTCAAGAACATCGATGTTTTTTGAGTTTTCTTTTTCCATTTTAAAATTCTTTTATTGTTTTTATGATAGAGTAAATTGATATCTGATTAAGTGGTGTCACTTATGTTTATTCTATTGCAATCGCAAAGCAGTGGAAGACACATGTAAAAGTTTTATCCTCAGTTGTAATAGCTGTTGACGTTCTGTTGTTATTAAAAATTGAATTAGTAAGAGATGCGGATTAAAAAAAAGAGACTGCCTGAGTTATTTTTTTGGGGTTGAATAATCTCGAGGCAGCCTCTTGAAGAAGATTCCCCGCTTAAAGCGGACTAATATAGAGCTTGTATAATAAGTTTGCTGGCAAAAATCAAGTTTCTTGAACTCCTTTTTTGCATAACGCATTTGATATTGGTTTTCTCTTTTCAGTCGGTTTTAAAAGACAGGGAAGGGGATTATAATGTTAGGAATTTATCGGGATGATTAATTCCATTCAACGTGAGAACAGATCAAGTCAAAAGATACCGCAATTTTAGTATCTCCCTGGCTGATTCCTCTACTGTTTGAGTTGAATTCGCAGTTTCTCACTGTGTGTGTGATTACTTCGTTACTGTCATCCAGATAACTTACAATGATGCTGAAAGGATTAATATCTTGCAATCTTTGTCCTTTTGGTAAAGCGGCCAAAATCGCTTCTACTTCGTAATTGTATAAAGTGATAGAAGCTTTTGCCTCGTATTTCCCTCTACCTCTGTGTACTGGCATATCTCCGGCACCGTAATGGTTTTCTTTAGATACTGAGTCACTATAGTTTACAGCTGTAATTCCGGTAACGATGTTACCTGCAATACTTACTTCGATAGATGACCAGCTGTGTTGTTGTCCGTTTATTAATGGTAATTTATTCATATGTCGCTTGATTTGTTTTTATTTTCCTGATAACGTTCAGTAGCTATCACTTTTATTTGTTTGCCTTTATAACAATTGAATTATGGCGATAGGAATGGTGAATTTTTATTGTTTGTGAATTATAACGAATTCGATAAATTATGCTTTGTCGATTCCGAAAGGATTTTTGAATCCTAAATCGACCATAATTTTACGGGCAGTTCCAATAGGAGTAATTTCTGCTTTTACTTTTAATTCTGAAGTTGCCAAAATGTTTTGTTTTGGATCTACATATACATCAAAAGCAGAAACTTCCTGATTGGCAACCATTCCTTCTAAAGCAGATCTGCATAGTCCTTCAAAGCTTTTTGAAACTGATTGTGGTAATTTACCATCGATATCTACTAAAACCGGAGAAGCCAATTTTGGTAATAAAGCGGTACGTAACAAACGAGTGGCTTTATTGATAGTACGGTTGTTTTCTACATAAGCAAAGTCTGATGTGCCTGTAGTACAAGTAGCACTGTCATTAAAATAAACACCCGGTAAACCAGTATGAGTTCTTGCAAAAATGAATCTTTTTTCGTTTAAGTCGCTTAGAGTTCCAAGAGTTTTAATTTCCTCTCCGCCTACAAAACCAGCTTTTGCGAAACCTTCACCAGTCAGGTTGAATTTTTCAATCCAGGCAATATTTTCAGATACTTTAGCTTTAGAAATTGCACCTAATGCCAATCCTACTGCTGCTGAGTTTGGATAATCTTTTGCTTTGTCAACATCCATAGCGACAACTACAGATACGTTTTCTGCATCTGATCCGTCTAAAGATGGTGCATCAACAGTAAATCCTTTTCCTTCGATAATAATTTCAAAAGGCATGTAATCTTTATAAGCAAGATCGGCTTGTGTTTGAGCTTTTAAAACTGCGGCTTGCGTTTGTGCAAATGTTGTTACTCCGGAATAAATAATGGCCATTTGGCGAATGTTTCCGTTTGCTTTTTCCTGCATGTCCATGGCTTTTTCAACAATTTCTTCGTAAGAAGTAGCTGCTGTTTTCATAATGTACAAATCACCTGAAGGGTTCATTCTGAAAAATTGCTGGATTTGATAGTAAACAGATTGTACTTTAGTATCATAATCAGCTGTAATGCCTAAGGCTTCAGCATCTTCTAACGAAGACAAACGCTCAATTTTGTTTAATGCTAATTTTGCAGTTTCGGCACCATCAAAAAGTAACCCTGAAACCATGTCCTGTTCTGGAGTTCTTCTTCCTAATCCGCCTGATAGTTTGTTAATTACTACATCGTTTAATGTACTCATAATATAAATTGTTTTAAAAGTTTAAAATTGGTTTTGTTTTTTTGCCTGAAAAAAGGCAAAAAAAGGACTGTAACAAGTTGCCTAAGCTTGCTATTATTGATTGTTTAATGTCTAAAAATGGTATTCGTAATCTGGAATCCAAAAAGTAGATTGGTATTTTTGGACGATTTATAAAAGCGGCTTTTTCAATTGAATTTTGCTTCTGGCCAGAAGATAAATTTGCTTTTGATATCGGGTACAAATTTAAGGCTCAAGGATGCTTTTTCCAATTTTTTCGATGTTCAAAACCAGTAGTTTCAGTGCTTTAAGCTCTGGCCTCTGTAGCGAGTCCTTCATTTATAATGGTATAAATGGTGCGCTCTGTAAGGAACAAAGTATCCGAAAGTTCAGATACTACAACTTTCATTTGTTTAGCTTGATTTCTATTAAGGTAGTTAATCACATACTCTCTCCTTTTATCTAATAGTGTTCTGCTTCTTTTCATGTTTTAAGGTTTAAATAGGGTAATGTTTTATTTTATTTAGATTGGCGTCGATTGTGTTTATAGTTTTATGTCATTGAACAGTTTTTGATTGTTTTTTATTTAATGAGAATATTTTTGACTGACTTATAATCAGATTAAGGAGCAGTATTTAAATCGATATTTCCCTGAACCTGATTGGGGTTTATTCCTATTATTCCAGAGTTTAGGTCATATCCTAAATCTTCCAATTCTTCATTACTTAAACCATTATTAAAAAGGATGTATTTCTTTTTTAAGATATTTTCTATTAAGGTTGTTTTATAAGTTATCTCCCAAATAAAATAATCGTTTTTATTCCAGTACGTGTGTTCATTTGTACATTGTTTTTCTCTTATTTTAAATGTTGAATTAGTATCTATTTCAGCATTACTGTTACTATTAGATAATATGGCTTTGTCTATTCGCTGTGCAATATCAAAAGCATTTGCATAACTGGTCGAAGAAATAGTTTCTACAGGTAATATGATATACAGACAAAATGATACATCTGCCTTGTAATTTTTTTCAGAAGATGTTTCCCAGTCTATAGTATCGTATTTAAACATTACTACCAGTGTTTCGATAGAATCTTTAAAAATGGCATCACTATAAAGTTGCACTGTTGGCGCATTAGAAGTGAACTCGGTTTCTATTGCGTTCTTTTTTTCGGTATAAAAGTCTTTTAGAATCATATGGTGGATTATTTTTGACAAATATACAACATATGTTTTGATTATTGCAACATATTACGATGAGAAATGCAGTAATTTCAGTAATATGATTTAGTTTTTTATATTGACTATTAGAGTAATACAGTAAGAAAAAGCCTTTAAAATGCTTTAAATTCAGATGTTACGTAAGAAAAATAGAAAAGAATGCTAATATTTGTTATATATTTTTTAGTTTTGCAACATATAGTGGAATGTGTAATGCTTATTAAAACATATTACATAACAAAACAAATGCAACACAACATGGAAATACATACTAAGATAAAACGTATTATAGATGAAATGAAGTTAAATAATAACTCATTTGCTAAGTTAATAGGGGTAACCAGTACTACAATAGATAGTATCACTATTGGAAGATTGCAGGCCGATGGAGAAAGAAAAAGGACAAAGCCTGGATTTGATTTGTTACAAAGCATTATCACACATTGTAATGTAAATCCGGACTATTTTTTTGGAAATAGTGATGAAATTTTTGCTGATAAAACAAATAGTGAAGTTGGTTTACATTTACCAAAGATTATCACGGTAAATGAAGAAGGCGAGGAGAATATCAATTTTGTTGGGGTAAAAGCAAGAGCGGGATATCTGGACGGTTATGCTGATCCGGAATATATGGAAAGTCTTCCGTCATTTAGTATGCCAATGCTAAAGAATGGAACTTACCGATGTTTTGAAATAAAAGGTAACTCGATGTCGACCACTATACATGACGGCGATTATCTTTTTGGAAAATACGTTGATAATTTTGATGATATTCTTGACGGAAGAATTTATGTTATCATTAGTAAGAATGATGGAGTAGTGGTAAAAAGGGTTTTAAACAGAATAAGGGAAAGCGGAAAGTTAATCCTGAAATCCGACAACAGAGACGGAAATTACCCAATGTATTCTATTTATGCCGAGGATATTCTGGAAGTTTGGTACGCGAGTATGTATGCTTCTAAACAAATGCCGGATCCTATTAATATTTATGAAAAGATTCATGATCTCGAAAGTAAATTTTATGAAATGGAAGAGACTTTGAGGAAGAAACTGAATTAATATTTCTGGAGTTGACGTTTTTATAAAAAAACACACCTCATACAGTAAAGCTGTAAGAGGTGTTTTTTTTATAATAATTAAATTTATTAGGAAATACTTCCTGTCCCGGTTCCGGTTTGTGCTGCAGCGCTACCAGTTGTAGTTACTGTGGTAGTTACAGTTCCGGATTTTACAAATGCTTCGATGGCAGACGCTAGTTTTTCTGCAATGTTATCGATAGACGAAGCATTGTCTTTTTTTCCTTTCTCTTCGCTCAAAAGAGCTTTTATTGATCCTTGTAAAGCTGATTTATTTAAAGCCATAATTTATTATTTTAATAGTTCTGCTAACTTTTCTTTTATTCCTGCAATTTGAGTTGAGTTCATTGGAGGACCGGATGGGCCAACGGGTGTAGGAACTGTGATTTTGACTATTTCATCAATCAATCCATTTAATTCAGTCAATAAATTTTTTCCCTCTGCATCAATTTTAAATTTATTATCCATTTCAAAAGTTAACTTATCTTTCTTAAATGAAGTTTTTGTATCTGAAATTGTAGCTTCGAAACCGTCTTTAATGGTAATTTTGGCTTCTTTATCTTTTAAATTAAAAATTGAATTTCCTTTGTTAAAATTAATTTCGGTGTGTAGTTCGTCAAAAGTTAATTTTTGTTTCTCATCCCCCTCTTTATCTAAAAACTGCATTTGTGCATTTGGATTTTCTCCTGAAGAAAGCGTAAATTTTACTCGTTCTTTAGCATTGTCACCATTAATAGTACTTAAAATAGTTTGTTGTTGATTTCCATTAAAGATATTCTTCGAAATTTCTTTGCCATTTTCATCATAAAAAGATGTAGTAATATTTGAATCATTTTTGCCGCTAAATTCTATTTGTGCAATATTTTTATAAGTAGGCTTTGCAGTTGATGATGTACCACTTTGGCTGGCTTCTTTTTCTTTGAACAGCATTTGAAATTTATCTGCTTCACTATTTATTTCAAGATATTGGTTCTCATCATTTTTAAAGCGAATAAAAGTACGTTCGATTTCAGAAAACTGGGAAACAAACGCTCGTGTTTCTACTCCGTCAATAATGGTAACCAAAACCCAGCTGTCTTTTTTTGGAATGGTAATAATTCCCTGTTCAACATCTAGGATTGAAGCTTTCAATCGTACGTTTTTGATAATCGCGCCATCGGCACGCATGATGTTTACCGTGTAAGCATCTTCCGGATTGTGAAATGATTCTATTTCATTATTTATTTCGATGACTTTTGCCGCAAAAGTTTCAATAATTTGATTTTTACTGGCGACATCTTTTATTAGATCTGTTATATTTCCCATTTTGTATTTTTATACTGTTTCTACTCTTCGTCCTATATAAATTTTTTGTCTGTAGCCATTTTTGCCATAGTTTCGTTCTACTTTTTCGACCTGAAAAGTTCCGTTTTTTTCTTTATCCTTGGCATTTTCCAGAATTACCTTGTCTGTAGGTCTTACGAATGGTTCACCAAAAGTCAGGAAATAGCCTTCGAGTCCGCTTGGTTTAGATTGCATGGCTCGTAAAGCAGCATATTGATACAATTGGGCAGCAACTTTTGTTGATGCGTTTTCAAACGCCTCAGGATCATTGGGTAAATCCTCTTTATCGTCATGCAAAACATGGGTTTTTATTAGTTGCCCGTTTGGATCGCCTAATTCAATATAAATTGGAGTGTTCGAATTTTTAAAATATTTTTCGACTCGTGTGCGCGTATTTTTGGTAGATTCGGTAACGACTTTTAATTGATCTTCAATAATATTATAACGAAATCTAAAACGAACTTTCCCCAGAAAACCTCCCGAAACAGACTGTACGACTCTATTCAACTTCGAACTTAAAAGACTAAGTCCCTGATTGATTAATTTTTTGACCAATGCGCCGGCTAACGGACTTTTAATGAAATTTCGATCAATAAAACCGGCTAATTCGGCTGTAGTATGCTGCTGCGGATTATTAGTAATAGTAAGTACAGGAGCCACCTCTTCGGTTTTAAAATACGTATAGATTCCTTTGTCTTTTAGCATCTCGAAAACCTGGGCCAAGCTTTGGTTTCTGTTGATCATTACATTACCCAATTCTTCATCGAGAGCATTTACTTTAAAAGGTAAATTCAATTCTTTGATTCTTTTTTCGAAGAAAGTTTTAGGGTTAAATCTTTCAACATTTGTGGTTGGGTTGGTTGATACAACATTCAGGACGTCATTTTTATCCTGAACATCGTCATCTTTTACGGCTTTTACCTTTTTAAAAGCATACATCGCATCTTCGCAGGTTATGGTAGCATTTGTATCTGATTGTACTCCTGTAATGTAACCTCTAAAAGCGGGTTTGTAATCGTCATCATAACCTAAAAAGATCTCTATGAAATTTTCGAGTTTAAAAAAGTCGTGAATCGTTTTTTCTTCACCATTTGCATTTTTAAACAAGTTTTGATCAAATCCTTTTGTATCTGTATACACTTTTTGAGGCATTACAATAGTAGCCGTATCGGTAAGCGATTTGTACGAACTGCTGATGTCTACATTTTTTACATAGGTAAATTCATAAAATTTGGGCGTAGGGATAAGCTTTACCGTTTCGTAAACCCTAATTTTAGCATTTAGTTTAAGCATTGTCTCTGATTATTAGTTCTACAGTTTCGTCTGATGTGGCACTGGCCGTAAATTTCTGAATATTCTTTGTTCCCGAAATTGATGGAATAGAGTAGGAGTCAATCACTAATTCGTAAATACCAAATCGGTTTAAAATGGCGTGCGTTACTCTTAGAGCGTAAGGCGCATTTAAGAATTGTTTCAGTAAAAAAAGTTTTTCTTTTGGGTATTCGTCCCCGGTTTCATTAGCAATTAATCCATCTATAGAAATACTAAAATCGCCATTTGTAATATGTTCTTTAATAGTTGAATCTCTACCCTCGATTCCTTCTTTTTTAATGGTTTTTGAACGATTAAGATTCACCGTAACAGCATCTACTCGTAAGCTGGCCAGATTAAGATCTTTTTTTACCAGGGGTTCAAAAACCAAAGGAGCAAAGACTCTTAGATTAAATTCGCCACCGGTTTTATCTATAATAAAATCTTTCGATTCTGATTCGTTATAGTTAATGCCGGTATATTCAGGATCTTTGGTATCTAAAATTTCGTTTACATTAAAATTGAATTTCATAATGATTTATTTTTTTATTTTTTAATTTGAAAATGTTTGTGCAAAGGCTGTCATGATGGTGTTCTCGAGTCTTTTTTCATTGTGTTTTTGTAACCAAAGGGCCTCTTCAAGTAACTTATAAAACTCATCCATTGATAATTGATACGGATCTACCTGAAAAGCATATCGAATAAGCGCAGCCGATTTTTTGAATTCGTCTTTTTGTGGTGTGGCATCGATTGAAAATTCGCTATCATTTTTAATCATGGCTACAATAGAATTTCCTGCCGAAAGCATAAATTCGTCATCATAATTTTCCTGATCCAGGACACATTCCTGAAATAAAAATAAGATTGCTTCGTGCGGATTGTCCTTGTATTTATTTTGATAATTTAGGAATGTAGTGAATGATGGTTTTTTGCAGTAAACAGTTGTCAGTTGATCCTCTGAAGTAAGTTTTAATACGGTACCGTATTTTTCTTTTAATTTTTGTATCGTTGTTTCGTCTGGCATTTTTATGGTTTTAGAGATGTTGTCTTTTACTGTGATCTGGAATTGATTTAAGAAGCTTTATGATTTTTAAATATTACTATCGCGGCTTTCTTTTTTAATAATTTCTGACAGATTTTCATTTTTTCCAGATACGGTTAAAGGCGTAATAGTAAAACTCTCTATAAAAATGTTTCCTTCTGTGGTTTGTCCCAAAGGATTTTTGAAATTACTCATGTCGGGTGTTTTAGGTTTTTCGCCTAAATCTTTTGGTGTATAATCCATGATTGGTTGAATATTTAATTGTTAATATGAATGTTGAAAGTATGGTGTACAGATGAGGTATCTATTCTCCAAAAAAAATCTGAGAATAAAGTGTAATATTATATCTGTTCGGGGATGCTAATAGTTGTTATTAGAGTATATAAAAGTAGGGTAGAAGAGGTTAGAAAACGAATAATTTGAGGGTGGTTTTCTGTAGTTTCAGTGGAAAATATATTGGCGTAAGTGTTTGTATTTTATTTATTTGTGGTTTTTTAATTGTCGCATTTTACACAATAATAAAACACACTCAGGATGATTTAGAAATTTGTTTCCTCTAATGATTCTGAGTGTGTTTTGTTAATTTATTTGAAAGATTTTTTTTTGATATAAAGTTTTTATTTCCTATTACCAGAAATTCTTTTGCTTTTTATCATTCTAAATTCCTCCATCTGTTATTGTCCAATTATAGGGAGAGTTTTGTAAAATCATTTTTCCTATTGTTGAATTAGCAGTATGTTTCGCTGTCCCGAAACTTATGTTTAAATTTGGTTTAACAGGTTTTGAACTCCAACCATTATAAATTGCATCTAAATTTGTTGCCGATAAACCTATTTTACTTCCCATAAAATTAGTCATGTTTGTAACATTCAAAATATTCCAATTTCCTATATTTTGGTTAAATGAATTATTTGTAACAAACATACCATTCATTAATGTGACTCTTGAAACATCCCAATTTCCAATTTGTTGATTAAAAGATGTAGCTTGAAACATTTGAGCCATGTTAGTTACATTTGAAACGTCCCAAGAGCTAATATCTTGATTGAATATCAATGCGCCTTGAAACATTGCGTTCATTAATGTAACTTTTGAAACGTCCCAATTCCCAATAGGCTGATTAAATGTATTTGTTCCAAAAAACATATTTCCCATATTGGTTACAGAAGATGTAATCCAGTTATTTATATCAGGATTACCCCCATTATTAAATGAATAAGCTAAAAAAAAAAGATTTGACATATTAGTAACTTTTGAAACATTCCAAGAACTAATATTTTGGTTAAACGCATCTGCTGATTGAAACATACCTGTCATTGTTGTAACATTCGAAGTATCCCATGATCCGATATTTTGATTAAACTTTTTTGCATTAAAAAATGAAAGGTTCATATTTGTCACTTGTGAAGTGTTCCAATTCCTAATCGCTTGATTGAATTGAGATGCTCCATAAAATATGAATGATGTGTTTGTAATTTTTGAAAAATTCCATTCATTCATCCGATTGACTGTAGTTAGATTAGTACATAGATAAAATGCGCCTTCCATATTAGTTAATACAGTTGTATCTAAAATATCACTAACTTTTGATAAATCTAAATTAGAACAACCTTGAAAGTAATACCCACGATTTCCTAATCTAAGATTTCCCCAACTTAATATATTTAAAAGCTTTAATCTATCACCAGTGTTTAAGAAAGCCCAATTATAACAAATACCTGTTATATTTATTTTATAAATACCTGCTAAACTATAGGTATGAGTAACTTGTGATTGATTCCAGGATGTTATTGTATCTTTTGTTCCGTCACCCCAGTCTACAATGAAATTATATACCCCTCCATTTTGAAGGGGTAATTTTATCTGATTTTCTGCGCTTGATCCTGTTGAAATATTATCAGTTTTCCATGTTGAAACAAATTCTTTTTCTGATTCTCGTTTTCCAAAAACATATTTTTTTATCCCCATTATACACTTAGTATTATTTGGTTGGTATTTCCTAATTTAGTCAGGTTGAAATACTTTTTCTCGGGAGTAATTTCAGGTTCTCCAAATACCCATTCAATCTGATTTGCCCATTGCCAGGTTAGATTTACACCTTCTAGTGTGATTGCATTAAATGAAAATTCTTCTGTTTTGATAATAGGCATTCTTACGATACCACTACTTTTAAAAATAATAGTTTGGCCATTCCAATTTTCCTGAATATCTATATCTCCACTTATAATGATTTGTTTGTCTTTTATTTGAGCCTTTTCTTCTAAATACTCTTTTGTAATTAAGGATTTATTCCCTCCTGAATCAATTAGAGCATTTGTTAAAGTAGGAGCAAGCAATCTGTTATCAGCTTCTTTTCTGATTGCAATATGTCCGATTCCATTAGCAAATATTGCTAAGTTAGAATCATCTTGATTCAATCCTTGAACTCCACCTATTATTGTATTACCACTTCCTGTAGTTATACCATTATTTCTTTTACCAGTATTAATTGAAATATTATTATTTCCTGTAGTATAATTAAGATCTGCATTTGAAAAGGGGGTTCCTATTAATACATTCCCTGCTCCGGTTGTTAAATTAAACCCTGATTGAAATCCAATTGTGATATTGTAATCGCCTGTACCAATAGTTGTAACACTAGACCCACTTAACCATCCTAATGATGTATTATAATTACCTAAGGCTCCTGCTGCTGCTGCTGTTCCGACAGCAACATTTCCAGTTCCAGTTAAATTATTTACTAAAGCATTTGTGCCAATACCTAAATTATAACTTCCGGTGGTTAAATATCTTAGAGCTGCCCCACCTATACCTACATTTTGGGTTCCTGTAGTTAGGTTCGCAAGTGTAATAGATCCAACCCCTGTATTATAACTGCCAGTTGTATTCAAAGCTAATGCAGATCTGCCTATTGCTGTATTTTGAATAGATGTTGTAGCATTCATTAAAGTGTTTGATCCTAAGGCAGTATTAGTAGCTCCAGTACTATTATTTCCCTTGCCTATTCTAATTCCATTTATAAGTTTATCGGCTCCTCCTAACTCTTGTAAGGAAGTATTATCAACTATACCTGATTGATTTGCTGAAACAGGGTTGTTTAGTTCATCTGTAGTGGCCAATGTTTTAGCTGTTCCATCGCCTTTAGGTAAAAATAATTCAGTATTTGCAGTAGTTTCAGAATTAGGTAATATTGAAGTCTGATAAACATCAGGACCAAACTCTTTACCTAACATTAAATATCCTGTGTTCGCAACTCCCTGAGAAGGAAGAGTCCCAAATCTGCCAAGATCATAATTTTCACCGTAATCTGGTCTAATTTGACTTAATCTAAAAGTAGCTCCCGTGTCATGTAATCTTATTTCTCCGCCTGAATTATTACCTGCACGTAATGTTTCTTCTAAACTTTGAGGATTTACTTTCGGTATATCATCTAACGTTGCTAAAGTTTTTGTTTCTTCTTCTGTTGTTATTGCAGGCATTAAAACAGTTGAATAGTTTGCTGTGGTAGCTGGATTCATTTCTAAAGTAGAAAAATGATTTGAATTTAAGTTACCAAATCCAACACCTTGAGCAAATAAGGCTGTAGTTTCTCCTGTGCTTGAATTGACAAAATCAATTAGTTCGCTATTTAAGGTTAAAGATGCTGTTTTATTTTCACCTCTAGTGACGGTGCTTGATTGCGTCATTTCAATATTCCGTCCATTAATAGTGTTTGTGTAAACATCATTATCAGCATAACTTTTAAATAAAGCAGTTTGAGTTGTTTCATTCCCATTTGACAAAACTTGTTCAAAAGTTAAACCCTCAACGTCTAATGTTATATCGCCAGTTCCTACTATTGGTTCCCCATTAATAGTTTTAAATTCGGGTTTATTAAGTAATTGACTAAAACCAGATTCGCTATTCCAGTCAGTATTTATTTGCGGTGCATGAGCATTTTTATCAGCTAAGTGATTATCTAAAATTGTTTTGTCTGCCTTAGATAAAAGTAATTCGTCGATTCCCTCGACATCTTTTACTGGAACTTTTTCAAATTTGTGTCGGAAGGAATCCCAAGTGTCCCAAAATTGAGTTTGTGTTGGTTTAAGACCGGTTTTAAACCATTGTTTTATGGTATTTAATGTTTGTAAAGCCATGTTTTTTATTTAGTTATAGATTTTAAAAAATCAACTTTTTTAAATGTTGGTAAAGATTTTCTCTGATTTTGAGATCTTTTTTATTCCTGCTTTTTGGATTTTTTTATCTTTCTTCTGTTGAAAATAACGAAGTAATGCTTGACAATACTGCTGACAAAACCAAACCAATTAATTTGATTCTGTTGATGGTTACCAATGATAATCCTGCATCTTGTAAAAGATCGAATTTTGTGTCAACTAAGCCCGTTAAAACAATTAAAAGACTTAAGATTACTGTAATTTTTGATTTATTCATAATTTTTGATTTTGGGTTGTTTCTTTTGTTATTAAATATTGTGTAAAGTGACCCAACTAGTTAATGCTTTCTACCTCAATCATAATATAATGACTGAAGTAGAAGCTAAATTGTAGTGTCATAACACTTATAGGGTTATTTAATCTAACATGTTCATTATTGTTTTTCAATCCATGCAGACCAAACTCCGGCTGTTACTGTTCGTATAAAAAATCTGCCAGCTGAAGCAGTAGATGTGAATGTAATTCTCTGCATTCCGTAATCAGAAATATTATATCTGAATGTTTCTAAAAAGTAATCACCGGTAGCTCCTGCTATTTGGATGGTATTACCTGCTATTGTCCTCTGCGAGCCAACAGGCGTGTTGTTGAATATGGCATCTGATGATTCTGTCAATGCTGCGGCTACGTTGATTCCGTTAGTTGAGATAGTTCCATTTACCTCTAGTTTACTTCCGTTATATCCTGCTGTTCCTATAGTAACATTACTATGAAATTGCCCTGTGAACGAAGTTATTGACCTTCCTATAAAATTTGTAGCTTTAAGATCTCCATTTTTATTAAGAATTATATTGGTCTCTGGCGGACGAGGAAAGGTATCCATATCAGTTATTTCTATATTACCAGTTATACCCAGATTACCAGTTATATTAAGGTCGCCCTCTTTAAACTCGTTACCGGTTTTATGTAATACATTGTCGTCATATACGGATATGTCTCCAGTACCTACTATTGATTGTCCGTTGATAGTTTTGAAATCTGATGTAGTTGCTAATGTTCCAGACTTATCAGGAAATAACAGACTGTTACCTTTTGTGGGTTCTTCAAATTCTACTATAGTAGTAAAACCTAATGAAGGTTTAGAATACCCAAGTTTTAAACCAGTCCCATTACCCATTGTTATCCCAGAAGAAATATCTAAATCGACTATGTTATTATTTAATATTATATTTTCATCCGTTATAGCTACATAAGAAATTTTGTTACCTTCCAATTGGTTACCTACTATCGCAATACCTCCGTTGTCAATAGTTTGTTGTAAATTTTGAGACCCTCCTGTAATATCGTCTGTAGTAGCTAAAGTATAATCTGATCCTTTTGTTTTTACAGGCAATTTGAAATTACCAACTCCTACGCTAAAATCAAAGTCACTTATAACATCCTGTAATACAACATCAAATTTAGTTATAGAGTTTTTATCATATTCGGTAGATGGAGTTCCTTGTTGCTTGTCTCTATATACTGTTTTGTCGAATTTTATATCTACAGAATTTGTTTGTAAATTAGGATCTTCATTCAATCTAATGAACTTACCAATAGCAATATTCCCATTATCTAATATTTCATCTAAGTTTTGAGAACTACCTTCTGAATGAGCATCTAAATACTCTTTAGTTACTAAAGATTTAGCTCCTCCTGAATCAATTAAAGCATTCGTTAATGTAGGAGCAAGCAATCTGTTATCAGCTTCTTTTCTAATTGCAATATTTCCATTACCATCAGATATGATGGCTAAGTTAGAATCATCAGAATTAAGTCCTGTAACATTACCTATTATAGTATTATTATTTCCAGTAACAATACCTGGCCTAACATTCCCTTGCTTAACTATAAGATTATAATTACCACTAGTTAACTCTGAACCACTATTTACGCTTTGAATTGTTACATTATTAGAACCTGAAGTAAGATCTTTATTTGATTGATAGCCTAATGAAATATTAAATTCTCCTGTAGCAGTTTCGCTTGTAGAACCATTAGCTAAATATCCAATTGATGTATTTTTACCACCTGTAACACTTCCACCTGCATTTGCTCCTACTGCTGTATTGAATGATTGAGTTGTTAATTTTCCTAACGCTGAATTACCAACACCCATATTGAATGATCCAGTAGTAATTGTTCTTAGTGATGATGCACCAATTCCAACATTTGAAGATCCTGTTGTTAATGCATTTAGAGCGAATGACCCAATTCCTGTATTAGCAGGTGCAGATGTGGCTAAAGGCATAACACTTCTGCCAATAGCTGTATTGTTAGTTCCTCCGGTTATCGTGCTTCCTAAAGAATTATTTCCAAAAACTGTATTAGTAACAACTTGTAAATTACCTGCTCCAACTCTTATACCATTAATTAGTTTATCTTCTCCTCCTAACTCTTGTAAAGGTGTATTATCAACTATGCCTGATTGAGTTGCTGAAACTACCTGATCTGTAGCTAATTTATATGGAGTACTGCTATCTGGCATTTCTGGAAAACTAAAAACATTTTGTCCTGTAGATTCTCTATCAAAAATTAATTTTAAATTTTTATCTGCTTTACTCCAGTTGATGTTATCACCATTGTACTGAATAACTTCTTCGAGCGGACCATCAATGGATAAGTTTTTAGAATCTATTGTAGCACTATATTCTTCATTTAAAAATACAATTGGCTGAGTAAGGGATTTATTGTCTGAATTTAATACCTGATCTAATGTAGGAATTGCTGAACTAATAGTAATATCTCCTTCTCCAACTATCTCTTCTCCATTAATTGTTTTAAAATCTTCTTTAGCAGCTAATGTAATTTCTGTACCTTCAGTTACAGGTAAATTTATCGTGCTAACGCCTGTCGAAGATGTATTAATTCGTAAATATGATTCAGCAGTATCCCGATTAAAAAATATACCTTGAGGGTTTATCGAAACATGTTGACTATCATCATGTGTAAAAACACCAGCAGAATCAATACCTGCTAACAGATTTGAGTTACTATCGGTTAAACGTATAGATCTGGAATCTATGCTTGTTTTTAACCAATTATAGTAGTCATCGTTAAAGATTATACTGTTTGTGGTCTCATTACCATTACCTAACGTTGTTTGTAAATTCTGAGCTCCGCCTGCTTCAATAACTATATCTCCACCGCCTGTCAATGGCTCCCCATTAATAGTTTTAAATTCGGGTTTATTAAACAATTGACTAAAACCAGATTCACTATTCCAATCCGTATTTACTTGTGGTGCATGTGCAATTTTATCGGCGAGGTGATTATCTAAAACGACTTTGTCAGCCTTAGATAAAAGCAATTCGTCAATTCCTTCAATATCTTTTACGGGAACTTTTTCAAATTTGTGACGGAAAGAATCCCAGGTATCCCAAAATTGTTGTTGTGATGGTTTAAGACCAGTTTTAAACCATTGTTTTATGGTATTTAATGTTTGTAAAGCCATATTTTTTTATTATGTAGTTTTAGATTTTGCTAAATTCAGTACTAATTAGTTTTTAGTTAAATTATGATTATCATGGATATTTACTTGTAACTATATAGTTAGTTCCGTCATTTATTAATGTAACCCCATCATTAGCTTGTATTTCGTAATCGCTTTCTAAATTACCTTGATATAGTATTTGCAAATTTCTGTTTTTACAATTTATGATAGTATTTCCTAACGGATTTCCTGTTATATAAAAGATAGCCCCAACCGAATCAGTTACATTTGGTAGAGTTATGGTTTTATTTATTGCTAAAACTGTTATAAATCTAGTAGCATAACCATCAGGTATAGTAAAATCATCAGATATACGGCTTATCTTAGGTAATATATCATCTAAGGTCGCTATAGTGTAAGCTTCGGCTCTTAAAGGTTTAGCAGGTATCAATATCTCAACTCCAGGACTTGTAGGTTCTGCAAAGGAAAGGTTGGTAGATTTGGGAGTTCCTGATAACATATCCCTTTTAACCATCAAAGAGATATTAGATAAGTTCATTTCTAAGGTACTTTGTTTATCTCCATCATTATATGAATTAGTTACAGTAAATACATCTGGATATTGTTGCATACTGGTAAATCTATGTCCAGATCCTGAAACTCCATTATCTAATAAAAATTGGTTACTTACAAAACTCTCTCCGCCTTCTAATAGAGATATTGTACTGCTTGCTTTAGTGGCTGTATTTTTATTTGTATCTATTAGTTTTTGCAAAGTAATATCATCTGTCGTTGCTAATTTGTAAGTTAAATTATCCCCGTTAACTTTAGCTGGTATTTCATAAGCAACAGTACCCGATAAATTAGTATTATCCTCAAACCTTAAAATAGACATACTACTACCTAGTATCGACCCGTCTTCATTTAATCTATTTAATTGTACTGACATAGTTGGGTTTCCATTAGTACTTCCAATTGCTCCATTTTTATAAACATCAGGTTGTGTTATTCCAACATCTTCTGACTGCATAGTAACTCCATTTTCTGACATACTAAAAAGTCCTGTTTGTACAGGATATCCTAAATATGGAGCTAATGTTGTAGATTTTTTCTCAATCCAAGGTTCTGATCTAAAGTCTATATTTAATGAAGTATCAAGAGAAGTATAAGATGCACCATTATCTAAGGTTTGTTGCAAATCTTGCGAGCCTCCACCGATTTCAACATTCCCAGTTCCTAGAATAGACTCTCCGTTTACTGTTTTAAAATCGCTTCTTAAGGCTACCGTTCCAGTTTTTGCAGGTAAAACTACCTCGTAATTACCTAGTGGGTTTGTACTAAAAGTTAGTTGTTTTGAGTATGGAACTCCATCTACTGTACTTGTGCTAATTATAACATCTGAACCTATTTTAACTTCGTTATCAGTGGTTTTATTTGTCATAATTAAAGGAAAAGTATTTGAGGCTTGCAATTCTATTTTACCCTCCGAATCCTCCATATTTACGAGTGCATTAGACACGTCTAACTGCATAGATCTACCACCACTCCCTGTAAGCATTATAGATTTATCAGTTGATTCATTTCCCGAACCTAACACTTGATCTAAAGTTGGAGTTGTTCCACCTGAATGAGCGTCTAAATACTCTTTAGTCACTAAGGATTTATTACCGCCTGAATCAATTAGAGTATTTGTTAATGTCGGAGCTAATAATCTGCCATCAGTTTCTTTTCTGATTGCGATATTTCCACTACCATCTGACAATATAACTAAGTTTGAAGCATCTGTAGGTAATCCTGTAATACCTCCAACGATTGTATTACAGTTACCTGTCTTTATTCCTGCATTATTTTTTCCTGAATTTATTACGATGTTATTGCTTCCTGAGCTTACAGTTCCACCTTCCTGAGTTTCTAATAATATATTAGCTGATCCTGATGTAAGATCTCTACCCGCTTGGTACCCAATAGCTATATTACTACTTCCTGTATTTGTTACTGTTGCACCTCCAAGAGCTAAATATCCAAGAGCTGTGTTTTTTTCTCCTGTAGTAATTGCTGACCCAGCGTCATTACCTATTCCTACATTTTTCCCTCCTGTAGTTAAATTATAAAGAGAGTTTGACCCGACTGCTGTATTAAATGTTGTATTAGTTGCAAGATTTAAACTATTTGAGCCTATTGCAGTATTAGAATTTCCTGTAGTTAATTTTGCTAATGCTTGAACACCTAAAGCTGTATTGTAACCTAAACCTGTTGTAAAATTATATAGAGAAAATGCTCCTACTGCTGTATTAAAACCGACAATGTTTGTTCTTAATGCACCATATCCCAATCCCGTATTATAAGTTCCTATTGCATTCTCTCTTAATGAGAGTGCTCCAACTCCTGTATTACCAATTCCTGTAGTATTTTTACTTAACACTGAAGCTCCAATGGCTGTATTATTTGTGCCAGTAGAATTAAGAGATAATGCAGTATAGCCTAAAGCTGTGCTATTATTAACTGCGCCTGCTCCTCTACCTATTCTAACAAGATTTATGATTTTATCAACTCCTCCAAGTTCTTGTAAAGGCGTATTATTAACGATACCTGATTGAGTTGCTGAAACTACCTGATCTGTAGCTAATTTATAAGGAGCACTACTATCTGGCATCTCAGGGAAAGTAAAAGTATTTTGTCCTGCTGATTTTCCATCAAAAAGTAATTTTAAATTTTTCTCTCCTTTACTCCAGTTTATGTTATCTCCATTGTATTGGATACCTTCTCCGAGTGGACCATCAATTGATAAGTTTTTAGAATCTATTGTAGCACTATATTCTTCGTCTAAAAATACAATTGGCTGAGTAAGGGATTTATTGTCTGAATTTAAGACCTGATCTAATGTTGGAATCGCTGAACTAATAGTAATATCTCCTTCTCCAACTATCTCTTCTCCATTAATTGTTTTAAAATCTTCTTTAGCAGCTAATGTAATTTCTGTACCTTCAGTTACAGGTAAATTTATCGTGCTAACGCCTGTCGAAGATGTATTAATTCGTAAATATGATTCAGCAGTATCCCGATTAAAAAATATACCTTGAGGGTTTATCGAAACATGTTGACTATCATCATGTGTAAAAACACCAGCAGAATCAATACCTGCTAACAGATTTGAGTTACTATCGGTTAAACGTATAGATCTGGAATCTATGCTTGTTTTTAACCAATTATAGTAGTCATCGTTAAAGATTATACTGTTTGTGGTCTCATTACCATTACCTAACGTTGTTTGTAAATTCTGAGCTCCGCCTGCTTCAATAACTATATCTCCACCGCCTGTCAATGGCTCCCCATTAATAGTTTTAAATTCGGGTTTATTAAACAATTGACTAAAACCAGATTCACTATTCCAATCCGTATTTACTTGTGGTGCATGTGCAATTTTATCGGCGAGGTGATTATCTAAAACGACTTTGTCAGCCTTAGATAAAAGCAATTCGTCAATTCCTTCAATATCTTTTACGGGAACTTTTTCAAATTTGTGACGGAAAGAATCCCAGGTATCCCAAAATTGTTGTTGTGATGGTTTAAGACCAGTTTTAAACCATTGTTTTATGGTGTTTAACGTTTGTAAGGCCATATTTTTTTCTTTTAATTATGTAGTTATTGATTTTTATAAATTGAATCTTTTTATGTAATAAGACAAATAGTAATGTTCTTTTGATTTTTCATAATTGTCAATTTAGATTAGGATTGAATTGCTTATTAGTAATCTTTTTTCTAAATGTTTGATTAGGAAAAATTGAGAATTATTCTTGTCGGGTATTTTAGGCATTTTGCTGATGCCCATTAATAATAAATAATCCATAATGGCTGCTGTTTTAGTTTGATTAATATATAGACTTGTAATTCTTTTTATTGAAAAATAGGAGAGTCCTTTTTTAATAAATGTTGTAGAAAACCAACATCAGTATTTAATTTTTGAGAGTGTAAAAGTAGAACAGAAGAATAGAAAAAGAACCAAAAAAAGCCTGATGAATTCAGTAGTTTCAGTAGAAAGGAAACTTGCTGAAACTACTGAATACAAGTAGTTTGGAATTTAGAAATCGCAAACTTTGATACTACTTTTACACCCAGAAAAACACCAAGCGATGAGTAAAAATGTAATTCATAATTTCAATCTTTCCATAAAAAATAGTGCTGATATAAAAAGTTCAGAACATTTAACCGAAACCATAATAAAAGAGTTGGCTAAAGTTTCAAAAGAAATGAGTCAGCAAAAAGATATCGTACAACTATGGCAGGAGCAAAACAATCAAACTGCAACTGCTATTTTAAACAATTCTACTGCCTCAATCGAAGGAGACGCGATCGATACTAGTGCCGGAACAATGCAAAATCCGATGCAATTAATTAGCAATACTCCGTCGGTTTTAGAGGGAATGCAGGATTCGATGGTTTCAACAGGAACTTTAGAATCTGGATTATTTACTACTTTAACAACCACTCCAATCGAAGGAGGCGTCGCTGATAACACTCTAAGAACAGAAATGAGTTCTTCTGCATCAACCGGCATTACTCCTTCGGTAATGGGAGATCAGAATTTGACTAATCAGGCATATTCAGGTATTTCAGTACAACAAAGTCTGATGGTGCCGGAAAGCTTTCAAATAAATGATAATGAGCCGTCTGTAGAAGTAATTAAAGCTGAGGTTAAAAAGAAATTAGATGCTGCAGTTATTGAAAATGATACTGAATCTATAAAATATTGGACAAGTATTTCTAAGGCTTTTGATCAAGGTGCGACGGTTTTGGATTTTGATGGAAAACCAGGTAATGAATTGTTTACTCAAATGTATGTGGAATTAAAGCAGTTAAATTTCTCTGCCGTAGTGGCTCAAAGCTTTAACTGGGAGATCGTTCGTGAAAAAATGATTAAAGCAATTGATGCTAATATACTTAAAGGATCTATTTCTAATGATAGTAAAAAACGCTGGGAAATAATAAAAGATCAACTGGCCAATGATAAGACAAATATTGCCAATCTTTTTGAGCGATACGACGAACTATTTTTATTATTAAAAGAAGTGCAAGGACTTGATAATTTGCCTACGACTATTACCATAATTACTAAAACGAAGATATATCCTAATTTAAGTGCAGACAAATTATATCCAGAAATAGGAAAAGAAGCTATTTATGGACGCCTTAAGCAGATTATTGAAACTAATTTTAAAGGAAGTGGAGTAAACAAAGGTGCGGTAAAAATTAGAAATACAAAACAAACTTCATTTATAATAGGAGAAAGCCTCGAATTTTTCGTTGATGAAGCCTTTATAAATCAGATGCACAATCAAAAAGAAAATATTAACTGGATAGTGTATAATAGCGACACAAAAAAGGAAAATATTTTTAAAAATGAAGGCACTTCTTTTAGCTATAATTTCGATATGCCTGGAACATACAGAATCGATGCTTATGGAGAAAATTACACAGTAAAACAGAAGAAAAGTGCAAAAACGGCTACTTTCATAGAACTAAAAATAATAACTCAGGAAATTATAATTGCGCCTCCGGCAAATGTTGCTGGTGGCTTTGTAAGACCTTTCTCCGAAGAGAAAAATTTTAAAGTATCGCTAAAACATACTGCAGTAAAAACACTAAATCCATTAAAACTGTATTATCAAATCGAAACTACGACTACTGGTAAAACAACTATAATTTCAGAAGAACGAGAGCTAGACTCAGCAGGTAGTATTAAATTATCGATGCCAGATTTAGGAACTTATAAAATTAAAGTTTTCAGTAAAGATCAATATACATTAGTTAAGGAGTTTAAAACTTCGGTAATTAAAAATGAAGTTACCAGAATTGGTCTCGCCGAAAAAACATCAGACAATAATGTGTTCTTATTGGGTATTCCTGACAGCACGGTAACTTTAGAAGCGAAAAAATTCAAGATAAATCCTCCTACAGATGCAGAAAAAGAAGATGTAAGTTGGATGATTTATGATTCTACTAATAAACCATATCTGGCACCTGGAACCGAATTATTCACAAATGAAAAAGATCCTCAAACGGCGTACATTCATAAATGGAATTCTTTTATTATGCCTATTCCTCAAAAAATAGGACATTATACAGTAGAAGCTTTTAGTGATCGTCAAAAAGGAGCCAAATCAGAATGTGTTTATAAAATGGAAGTAAAACACCCGGAAGTTACTGAAGCTTATTGGTCATGGAGCGGTGGAAGTAAAAAGGAAATATCTGGTTTTTCAGGAGAAAGCAATTATATAAAAGCTCAAATTCCTCACTACGAAAATCAAAAAGTTAGAGTTTATTTTTATTTAAATAAGGCAAAAACGAACCATTACATTGATGTAAAAACTAATTCAAAAGGTGAAATTTTTGAAGAAGTAAAATTTGATGCTGGTTTTCAAAAAGCAATTGGATTTACGAATGGAAAAAATGCCAAAATTGGATTTAAACTATTAGGAATACAGAATAGTAAACCATATCCTTTTAAGACACCGGCGAATTACGATTCTGATACTGTTTTATCTGTTACAACAGATGCAAAAATTCTTGATGTTTATTTTACTTATGATGGAATTCGCGTAAGACCAGAGGATGAGGTGCCATATGGTAAAAACGGAGCCATTGTAACTATAGTGGCTAAAACTCAAAATTTGGTTGAACAAGAAATTATATTAACTGCTCATAAAGTGGGAGAAAAACCATCTTTTAGTAACAAAGCAAAAGTAAGTTCAGAAGGGGTTGCAACAATTAGTTTTCTTTTAAAGAATCTTAATAAGAAACTCAAAAAGGGATCACAAATAAAGTATTACGCAGGTGTTGAAGGATTTTCTACAAAACAGTTGACTAATAAAGTATTAGTTATGATTGTTGGTGAAGGGAATGTAAATAACAAAATAGATGAAAATGATCTACAAATAATTTGGGGAGGAAAAGTAAGTGTTTTATTTAGACAAAAAGTTGTTGCTATTTGTGAAGATCTTTGGGGAAAGGAACGAAAGTATGAAATGGCAAATGCCTTAATGATTGCTATGTCTGTAGAAACTGCTGAAACATTTAGCAGTTCTCTAATACGATTAACAAAACAAGGATATATTGGAGTTTCGAAAGAAGAGCATAAAAATAATCCGGATTTAGTAAAAGGGCAGCCTATTGGTTTAGCTCAATTTACACAAGATGCCGTCGTATCTCTTATTTTAAAAGAAAAAGGAATTTCAGAAAATGCTAAAACTGCCGGGGCTATAACTCAAAAAGAGATTAATGATTACAAGCAAAAGTTAGCTTTATTATCGCCAGAAGATCAATTAGATTACGTTAAAAACTACTTTATGCTATTTAATAATCATAAAAAGGTTCAAAGGCCAGAAGATGTTTATATGATAATTTTTGCGCCAAGCGCTACTGGTAAAGGGGATAATGTAGATATCTATAAAAAGTATTTGACACAAGAAGATAGGGATAATGAAAAAGTAAATTTAAAATACAAAAAGAATGCTACAATGGATACTAAAAATGACGGATTTAATAAAGGTAATAATGATGAAATAATTCAATCGGGAGAGTTATTAGCCAGATATCGTGAAATGAAGGCAAAAGGACTAAGATATGCGATTGATATTAATGAAGCCAGAAAACTTAATCAGGTTCTAGCCGAAAAAATATTAAAGAGTGGAAAAGTAACTTTTGCAAATTCGCACCAATCAGGTATAAAGGATAATGCCATGGCAATTGATAACATAACTGATACTAGTGTCGGTAAAAATGCGAAAAAAAGTAATTATGAAAATGCAAGAGGTGGTGAAGTTGCGATTTTATCTGAAATGTTGTATGTATTATATGAATTAAGCAAAGATTATAAATTAAATATTTCAGAAATTGCTGGAGCTTCACACAGTATTAATAGTTATCATTATAAAGGAGTAGCATTTGATATTAATGAGATAGATGGAGTTCATATGGGTACAAGAGGTAAGCCGGCATTTACGCTTGAATTTCACGAAAAAATACGTAACATAGCTAAAAAGAATGGGGCTACAAAAGTCTTAGATCCTTATAATAGGCCAACAGATCATTATAATCATATTCATATTGAAATAACTAACTAAATACGATATATTTGGAAAAAAATATTATGAAGAAAATACTTTTGCCTATTGTCATATTGACTTTATTTTCTTGTACCAAAGAAAAAACGGAAAGCTGGAGAATAAATAATTATGAATATATAGTTAAAACAGATAGTGTTAACGTACAGGTGATTAATAGAGATACTTTAAAGTTTTATTACTTAAAAGATAAATTAAGATCAATTACTATTAATGATTTTATAACACCAAAATATGATACAGTTGAAGATGATCCGTTTTATTTTAAAACAATTTATTGTATTGATGAAAACTATGAATTTAATGCTGTGATTACAGAATTGAACAATATTAAAATAATAGGTGATTTTAAACAAAAAAATGAATATGAGTTAATTAATAATGTTTGGGTAAAAAGAGGAAGTATCGAAAATTATTTTTATGATAGTGAACTCCTAAACTTAGATATAGCCTTAACAAAAATTAACGATTATAATTATCCAAAATCAGTAATTAAAATCCCTAAGGAAAATTTGTTAGATTTAGTCATTGATCAAGATAAAGAGATTGCTTTATATGATGTCAAAGGTTTGAAGAGAATTAAAAATAAGTTTTATAAAAAAAATCCATTTAAGTATTTAAGAGATATTAAAGTAATCAAAAGAGAAAATCAAAAATTAGTTCTTGCAAAAATTATAGAAATTGAAAATGATGTTGAATATTATATAAACTTAAAAGACATTGAATCAGATGTTGTGTCAGCAGATTAA